GTTCCAGACTCTGCGGTCGGGGTACCAGTGGCTAAGTAAGGTTTGCTTGATACGTTACCCCAAGCAACAGAAGATGTAGAACCAGAATTACCACTAATGTTAGTAACAATAACAGCACCAGTAGTGCCTTGAACAGATGTAACAGGAACAGAAACAATAACAGCACCAGTATTACCTTGAACTGAAGTTACGTTTGCGTTAATAGTTGGGTTACCTGCAACACCATCGCCATTGGTAATAGTAATACCAGTACCTTGGGCAATACTTCTTAAAGCAGCAGTATTGGCAGCGGTTTTAACATAGATACCACCAGTACCAGTAAGACCACCGATGGCAGATAAGTCACCATCAAAAGGTTGAACGTCTGTACCAAGAACTAAACCAAGAGTAGCGCGAGCAGTAGCTGCGTCAGCATCATCATCTAAAGAACGAGCAAACGCAGTGTAAGTAGTTACACCAGCAGTACCAGAACCAGTAAAATACGGTAATTTATCTGCAGCAGAAGTAACACTAGCAAGCGCAGCTAGTTCACCATCATATGCTTGAACATCAGTGCCAATAACAACACCAAGGTTAGTTCTAGCAGCTGAAGCAGTAGTAGCGCCAGTACCACCAGCAGCAACACCCAAAGTAGATGTTAGAGCAGTAGCAGTAGAAGCATTACCAGAAAGAGCAGCGGTAATAGTACCAGCAGCAAAGTTACCAGAAGCGTCGCGAGCAACGATAGTAGAAGCTGTGTTTGCCGTGGCAGAATTTAATCCATCCAGTAAGTCAGCGTCTAGACCAGATCCAGCACCGTCAACGGTAATTAGTTTTGCCAAAACATCGGCTGCAGTATAGCTGGCAGCAGTTTGGCCAAGAGCAATTTGCGTGGATATGTTTGAGAAGTTTGCGTCAACTTCAGCGTTTGTAAGAGGACTACCTTTGGTAGATCTTAGGGTTAGCGATGGAGCAGTTATAGATGCCATTTAAGTTTCCTTAGTCAGTCTTATTTAGTAGATACCAGCTGCAGAAGGAGCTGTTTTATATCTGATAATTCGTTCTTTATGTTATTTATGTCTTCTGTATGTTGAGAAATTTCAGCTTCTCGGGCTTCTGCTTTCCTCTTTCTATCGAGGTATTCTTCATATTCAGTTCTATTATTATTTAGGATAGCGCCAGTAGTTGTATCTCGAACTAGACTGGCATGACCCTGAACTTTTAAAAAATGGTTCATTATGGACAAGCGATAATTCTAAAGTCTTTAATAATTGGAGGAGCCGAAGTATTAGAAGAATTCATTACGATTTTAACTACGATAGTATCAAAGGAAGGCATACCTGTCAAAGTATATGTTAGATCGCTAAAAGTAGGATTACCGTTATCTACCTTAGTAACTACACCATCGGCTGTCATCAGAGTATATTTAGTATTATCCAACTGAGCACTATCACCAGTACAAGTCTTATAATAAACAGAAACATCGGCTTCAGCAGGGATATTTGCAGCCATCATAACTCTTAGGTAAGTAGAAGCGAATGCAAATTTAACTGGAGTAGTTACATACTTACTTTGAGAAGTACTACCAACTGGAGCAATTTCAGAAGCGAAAAGAGTTCTAGCAGTAATAGTAGTTCCAGAGACAGAATTTTCACCAGTGAATGTAGTGCTTAAAGTAAGAGTACCAGTAGTTCCATTATCACTAAATCCAGTAACTAAGAATGTTCCGTTATTACCAGCAGTAGTAGCTCCAGAAATAGTAACGAATTTACCGATACCTATACCAGCCATTGCAGTTCTTACACCAGAAACAGTGGAGATAATAGTGCCACCAGAAACGAAGGTAAATGCACCAGTAGCATGAGTAAACGCTGTTATGTTATCAAGAGCATCTACGTTATATAAAGATTCAGTTGGCTTATTTAACTTGTTGCTAATTGCAATCAGGCTAGTGCGAGTAGTATCGATAACTGGAGAAACTGAGTCGTTAGTAGTTTTCATCTGCGCAGAGAAAGTTACTGACTTAGAACCAGCTAAAGCCACATTTTCATTAACTTCAGAAGCAATCATTCTTGGGGTAAAGAAGTAATTATTTTCTTTATTCAAAGCAGGAGAGAATCCAGCATCAGCTACATAAGATGATTGGCTACCATCAACTGATTTACCAGAAGTAGTCTTAATATTAAATGTCGTTGCTGTGTCAGAGAAAGTTTGCATCTGAACAGAAGGAGTTATAATATCATACTGAATATTTCTGCTGGCTTTAACAAAAGTTCCACCAGTATAACCACTAGTAGTGGCTGCAGTAGAAACGCTTACTGTATATGAATCAGGATCTACGTTACCAATAATCTTAGTGGTAAATATTTGGATAGCAGGAATACCATTAATTGGAGATACATATTGGAAAGTAGAACCAGCAGCAACAGCAACACCAGAATTGGCAGTAAGAGTTAATGAAGTATTACTTGCGATAGAAGAAACTGAACCAATTAATACATCAGCAGAGTTGTAGATACTTGCACCGACTGCTAGTTCAGTTGTAAACGCAGTCCCCACACCAGTAACAGTAGTGCTACTTGTTGAAGCGGTTATAGTTCCAGTTCCTAGATCATTACAATTTACTGCAGAGATATCTACAGTTGAACCAGTTGGCATACCATGATCGTAGTGCCATACACGAACAGTTGTTGAACCAGAAGTAGTTTGGAATGGATCAGTATCTAGAGTGTCATAAGGAACAACGTCATTAACAAACTCAATATCACCAATTACTGACGTGTTAAATACAGCACGATTAATTGTAAACTTAATATCAGCATTGTTATCTGCAGTCCAAGTAGATGCATTCTGCGATAGGAACATTACACCAGCATATGGTTGAACAGAGATAGTTCTTCCTGAACCTGGGATTTGATCACCCATATAAGAGATCCAAACATTATAGTTATTTGAATCAGACTGAAGGACGAAACAGTATTCAGTATTATCCTGAACGTAAACTGGACTTTCAAACACGAATGATGTTGCAGTATCATAACTACGTTTCTGAGTGCCATCTGGCATAGTTACATAGTTAGCAGATAGATTAACTTCTTCTGAACGCTTAGTTACAATACTAAATGGTAGAATAGTTTTGCCTGGAGTTCCATTTACCATCTCACGAACTTGTAGAGTAACTGGTAGATTATCATCTTTAGTAGCAAAGAATATATCAATAGATGTTAAGAATGCGCCACCCTTTTGTTCAATCAAGAATGATTGAGCCAGTGGATCATACCAACCAGTGTCTGAAGTTACACGAGTAGAAGTGTTGTAGATAGTTTGGCTGCTAGTTGTTTGTTCTTGCGCTAACACAGCATTTCTTACAGCATTAACAGTTGCTTGTTTAGTAATTAGAGTACCATCAGCAACATAATTAGTAATACCACGTGAACTGTAATCACCATTGTATGTTGATACATCAACTAATTTGAATTCTCTAGTACCAGTTCTGAAACGAATAGCATCAGTTTGTGGGATATTAAATAGGAATTCTAATTCACCAGCAGAGGTTGTAGCAAGAGTAGATTGTGGTGTTATTGAAACAACAGTACCTTGTGCGCTGCTATTTGAACCAGAGATAGTTTGGCCATTGGCAAATGTGCCTTTGACGTTTACAACACTTAAACAATAAGCGTCATTTTCATCAAGGTATACGTTAACAACTACAGCTGTTGCAGTACCAGCACCATTAGTAATAACATCACCAGTATTTAAACATACTTGTGAATCACCCTCAATTCTACGTGCAGTTGCAGCACCTTGACCACCTACATTTACTTTGTAGTTGAAAGTTCCAGAGGATGGTGTATAAACTAATTTCTGAGCAGGTGTACAGTAAGCAGAAACATCAACTCCATCAAAATATGGATAGAATCTTGATGATGGTTTTAGTTTACCAGCTTGTACAAGAATATTTCTTGAACGAATATATGGAATAACTGTAGTTGAAACTGTGCGATCATCAACTTGCTCATAGTCAGTTTTTAATTCTAGTTTTGTAGTAACACCAGCTCTAGATTGGCCAACAGCAGTAGCATATGTGTCAAATGTTATGTCGCGTCTTAAGCCACCACCACTACCTTGTCCTGCTATGGCTATTGTAGCACCACCACTAGCAGAACCACTACCAGTTTTTACTGGGTCTCCAATCCATTGAGTTGTCCAAGCACCCCAAACTGTTCCAAGAATACCAGACTTTTGAGCAATAGCCTGTATAGTATTATAGTTACCTTCTACTTGTTGTATAATGTCAGGTAAACGAGTAGTCTCAAACCAATCATCTGTTGGTGGACTTAATTTAACATTACCAAGGAAAGTAAAGATAGCAAATGGGTTGATATTCTCAGTACGAGATGCATATGTTTGTGTAACTATTGGAGTTGTAGTATACGGTAATGTAATAATATCACCAGTCAACTTATAATTTGCGCCAGAACGAGCATTATCATTTGAGAATTTTTCCAATAAGTTTGCATTATATACTGTATAGAATGGGCGAAGGGTGTTCTCCTTCATATCAATTGCGCAGAAATAATCTGCAGAATTGGAATTACCTAGATTATTTCCAGCAAAGTTATCAACAACGAAACCATTCTTTGTTCTCTCTAAACCAGTACTATCCTTAATAGACAAAGAATTAGTTTCTTGCTCTAGCATACTTAAAGCAGTATAATATTCTAGAGTATTAATACGCTTATCTAAAGCGCCAATATCGCGCATTGTATATCTC